GGAAAAGCTCAACGTCTCCGCCGCAGTTGTTTTCAATGGCCCAGCGCCTCCACGCAAGCTGCTCGTGGTCCAACCCGTACAACGCGGCCAGCCTTTCTTCTTCCGGCGTAAGCATAAAGCCGTCCCCGCACGGCCTTCTGTATTCCGGCAGTTCCCACCACGCGCAGAACACGGGTACAAAATCATTCCGTTCCGCCACAGACGCGTCCCAAAGGTCCTTGAAAAAATCAAATCCGTTTGCCGTGCTTTCCACGATCACCATGGTTTCCGGTTTGTCCGGCACGGCCTGCATCAGTCCGGTGAAGGTCCCCAGCTTATCCCCGGGCCAGAACGCAACCTCGGAAAGGTGCAGGTTCTGGAAGGTTTCCGAGCGCCCCACGCCCTTGCCGCCCGCCGTCATTACACGGATAGAGCTGTTCAGCCCATGCCCTTCCGCATCGTTGAAAACAAGCTCCCGCGCGTTCAGCGCCCGCCGCTGCGGCTGCATCGGCTCCGGCAGGCGCTCATAAAACAGCTTTGTCATGCGGTACAGGTTGTTTGTTGCGTCCTCGTCGTGCGCTACAATACCGCTGCGCACGTTTTTCCGCGTCGCCGTCCGCTTGAATATCATTGCCTCGGTCAGCGTGGAAAAGCCCATCTGCCGCGCCTTCAGAACAATGGCGCGCAGAGGCTTCCCCGCACGGGCCTGCGCCGCCAGCGCGGCATACAGCTTTTGCTGCGGTGCGTTCAGCCGCAGCGGCACCACCTCGGCGCTTTTGGTGCGTATCTGCAAAAACTGCTCGATGTACTTTTTTGTGTTGATCGCCATTTACCATTCGTCTCCCGCCAGCTGGTCCAGATAATCTTCATACCGTTTCCCGCCTGCCTGCGCCGCGCCCTGCTCCCCCGCGCCCTTTGCGGATACGCTGGTAAGCGTCCGCGTCATATTCGCCAGCGCAAAATCCCCGGGGATGATGCGGTCGCGCTGCTGCCGCTCGTCCCGCAGCCGTTCCTCCAGCTCCCTGCCCAGCTTCGTGCGCTGGCGCTGTTCGTCCACCGCCGTGTCGCCCAACAGCACAAGGCCCTCGCTCTTTTCGCTGCCCAGCAGAATGCGGTCTATCTCGTCGCAGCGCTGCATGTTCCGCTGCCCTGCTTCCAGCCTGTGGACGATCAGCTCCGTGCCAAGCCTTGCGCCCTGTGCCGCCTTCAACACGATCTGCTTCACCTGCTCGTCCCGCGCCTGCGCCCACAGGCTCTTTTCACCCTCCGGCCCCAGCTTTTCCGCTTTTGCCTTCCAGGTGCGCAGCGTGCTTTCCGGCACTCCGTGCTTCTTTGCCACGTCCGAAAGGTTGTCCACCACAAGCAGGTCGCACATGCAGGCCGTGCGCACGGCTTCGCTGTACTTTTTGCCGCGCTGCTTCCCCGGCACGCTGTTTTTGCGGTATTTCACGCTGTCACCTCCGCCCCTTTCCTCCTTCTGCATACCATTTTTCCATTTTTGTGCAGGCCTGACTATACCAGACATTTTCAAAGCAAAAAAATGGCCGAAAGCCCTTGAAAATCAACGGTTTTCAGCCATTTTGCCCTGCATTTGAATGCAAATTTTATCTATAAAAGCCCTTTCTGCGCAGCATGGAATGCAACGGTGTCCAGGACGTCCTTTTTCCACGCATAATAGGTATTCCGGCTCGCGTTTATAAAATCCATAACGCTTTCCTCCGTCAGCCCGTCAAAATACCGCAGCACCAAAAGGCGGGCCTTCATCGGCTCGCCTCCGGTTTCATATTCTTCCAGCGTCTCGCGCACCGCGTCGCACCACGCCCGCGCCTCGCGGTCCTGCCGCCGCTGGAGCTTCCGGTACTGCCGCAGATGGTTTTCCACGGTCAAGAGCACAGCCCGCTTCACAGCGTCCCTCACTGTGAAGCCTTGACGATCTCGATCAGGCTGCCAAATCCCTGCACGCCGCGAAAGCGTTCACTGTCCGCGGCCGCATCCTCCGCTTCCTCCAGCTCCCGTTTTGGCAGCGCAACACGGATGCGCCCGGTCAGCACGCGGTATTCAAAAAGCTTCGCCTGCCGCCGCGTCAGGGGCTTGTCCTTTTCAATGCCCTCAAACCGCTTGAAATCCGCGATTGCCGCGCGGAAATACGGGTGCGTAAGGTCCAGCATCGGGTCTGTGCTGCACGTCGCCCGCTTTGTCTCCGGCCGCCTTCCTCCGTTGCCCCGGTATGCGTCCGGCACATGATACTTGTATGTACGCGCCACGTTCGTTTGCTCCTTTCCTGTAATGCTTAATTTATCTGTAATTCGGGAATGTTTAAAATCAAGATTTGCGAAGTTTCGCAAAAACCGCACTTTTTCTTCGCGGGACCGTCCTGCGAAGCTTCAGGTATATGCTCCATTCCTTTGTCACATCGTTTTGTATGGGCGTTATGTCGTTGATCTCCCAGCCCTGATACTTCCGCCGCCAAAATTCCGAATCGAACACCGCGCCGCTCGTCACCAGCCGTTCCAGCTGCCTCCGTGTGTATTTCCCGTCGTTCGGCCGTGGCCGCTGCGGCTTTTCAAGGCCCCGGCTCTGCCGCCAGCGGCGTTTCCGGTTCGTGTATTTTGTCAGGTAGTTCGCCAGCCGCTCCAGGCTCTCCCGGTCAAATTGCAGCCGGTCCGCATTGGTAATGCCCAGCCGCTCTTTATCTTTCCCCCTGTACCACAACCTCTCCAGCTCGTCGCGGGAAAGCCCGCAGCTCAGTACCACATGATGGTGGACCCGCACCGCGGGAAGGCCGTCGCCTTCCTCCCGCGACTCCGTCACGGCTATAAAACGCGGCGCAGGCAAGCCCCGCTTTCTGCTTTGGCTTCTCACCCGGCGCAAAAACAACTCCAAATCATGGTCCGCCTGTTCGATACTGTCCGGCAGGTGCGCGTCGTCATACGTTCCCGTCCAATGGATGTCACTCTCCGTAAAATTCGCATTCAGCAGCTGGATGAAATACCGCCTTGCATTCCTGGCGTTCAGGTTCTGTTGGATGCGGCTGCTTGCCTGCCGTCTCTTTGCTGACAGGCTGGCGCCCTTCTCCCGCTCCGAGATCGGGTACAGGTCTATCTCCATGTAGTTGTCCCCACACACATGCCGCTGTTCCCGCACAAACCTGCACCGCGTCCCCATCTTCTTTTCTCCCCTCTGTGTCCTTAATTTAATACTCCATACAAGCCCTTTCGCGGCCCCATGGCCGCGTGTGTACGGAAGTGTCCGCGGCAAAAAAATGCCGCGGACGGTATCCTTTTTATATCTCTTTTATGTACTTATCCCGGCGCTCGTCGGGCTTAATTCGCCCTCCGTTTTGCTGCGCAAAATCGCGCTGGCCGGTTACCGGCCCCACAGGGGCCGCTATTTTGCCGTTCCCGTCACGGCTGCGCCGCGCCGGGGCCCCGCCGGCAAAATCCCGGCGCTCGTCGGGCTTAAATCGCCCTCCATTTCGCCTGCGGCGAAACCGCGCGTTCGGTCACTGGCCCCACAGGGGCCAGCGTGCTCGCTACCCCAAACTCATTTCTTCGTTTGTGGGCCCCTCGCTCGCATCCCGAAAAGCCACATACCGGCCGTAACTCACCGGATCCAGCCCCATTTGCCGGCGCTTGGCATTGAACTGCTCCAGCTCCCTTAAAAGCTCGTTCATCGACAGGCTGCGTGCAGGCGCCAGCTTGTGCATTGCCTCCTGCGCCTTTCTTTGTTCTTCCTTTTTATGGTAGGTTTTCCGCTGTGACGCGCGCCGCCGTTCGGCCCGGCACGCGTCGCAGTATTTCGGCTTGCACCCCGGCCCTTTTCTCTCAATCTCCGTCCCGCAGATTTTACACTTTTCCGTTTTCATCGCCCATCCCCCGCGATAATACTGGCCAGCGTGACCACAACCGACAGTGAGACGGTCAAGACCGCCAGAGTTATCAGAATTTGCATCTTGTTTCCTCCGTTCTTGTCCATGTCCAATCCTCGCAAACGAACCACCGATGCCACCAGCGTTTGAAGCGGCCACATGTGCGCCGCTTGCAGTACCGGCAAATACCGTTCGCCCTATGGTACGGAATCGCTTTCATGCTCTGCCGCCTCCTGCTCGTCCAATTGCCTGCGAATCTCATCATGGAGCTGTTTCCACTTCTCTCCCTCGTCATAGTGGCACGCTATCAGCAGAAGAATATCCAGCACATCGATACGCCGTAGCTTTAGCCTGCGTGTCTTATAATTCCTGTTCAACACGGTCATTCCCCCCTCGCCAGCTCCGCCGCCTGTCCCAGCAGCTGCGCCATTGCGCTGCCCAGCTTGTCCGCTTTGTCTGTATTCCCCTTGCCCCGCATGCTGTTCAGCAGTCCCAGCGCTGTGTTCATGTCCCGCTGTATGCCCTCAAACAACAGGCTGAAGCGCAAGGTATCTTGGTCCCCTGCAATCTCCAGACGCTTTTCCAGCTCATGCGCCCGTTCCTCCGCCTGCTTTGCGGCGTTCTCCAATTCCACCCGCTCCTGCTCCGCCTGTGCCTTCGCCCGGGCGGCTGCGGCGTCCTCCGCTTTTTTCACCGCATCGGCCTGCGCTTTTTCAGCAGCCTTTTTTGCTTTTTCCCGCTCGTCCGCCCGGGCGGCGCGCACAGCCTCGGCCTTTTCAGCTTCGGCCAGCTTCTGTGCCTCGGCCCGGGCGGCCATCGCCGCTTGTGCACGCACCGCGTCAAGGTCAACGCACTGCTCTGCGTCCCCGCCTTCCTCCGCGCATGTCTCCACAGGATCCTGCCTCAGCTTTTCCAGAAGTTCATCCTTTTCCCGGCTTTCCGCCTGCAGCCGCGCAACCTCTTTTTTCAAAAAGGTCTCGCTGTTCTCCGCGTCGGCTTTTTCCGTTTCCAGCATGCTGATCTGCTGCGCAAGCCCGTTTTTTTCCGATATCAGCGCCTTTATTTCCTCCACCGTCATGCCCGCAAGGTCGTTTTCCCCGGCAAATTCCGCCCTGTCCGGGGCGGATACCTGGGTCAGAAGCAGCAGCTTCGTTACGCCCAGCCCCGCGTTCTGCTCCAGCAGCTGGGGCGATAACCGTTCATATACCTGAATGTAGTTGTAAGCCTGCCGCCACTTGATGCCAACGGCCTGCTCCGCATAATCCTCGAACCGCGCAAACCCCAGTGCCGAATACAGCTTGCGGTCGCGCATTTCCTTCAGCTGCCTGCAAAACTCCACCATTGCCGTTGCCGCCGCCCGCATATTCGCCATAATATCGCTGTGCAGCTGCATGGCCTGCCCGCGCTCGTCGGGCTTAATTCGCCCTCCGTTTTGCTGCGCAAAATCGCGCTGGCCG